AAAAAATTTTTACGCAAATCGCTAGATTTGTTCCAAGGAAAAACATACAAAGACCCCCACAAAACTCCAAGAGGTTGCATTATCAATACAATAGGAATAAGCGTCATAGTAATTGCAGTATTCCATAAAGTGCATTGTTTTTGAGGCTCTGTTAACCATAATAAAAATTCAGCAAATTGCATACTGCACCATCCTACAAGAGTCATACCTATCCATTGGAAATGAGGAATATTTGATGATAATAAATAAACAATAGATAGTAATGACATAGCAGTTGTTCTAAGACTACTTTCTGCACTATAACACATTTATAATATATATATTAAACCGTATATTATAAATAATCTAAACATCCACCTGTTCAATCAATGGAACCTTATTAGAGAAATTCTGATAAAAGCCGCTATTCTTAGAAGGTGCCGCAATTTCATAAGTAACATTCTTCGCATATTTATTATTCTGGAAAGGCACTAAATCATCAAAATATTTATCCGTCATTACAGAATTTAACAAAAGCACTTCATCTTCATTAATACTATAATCCACATTAGCGATATTCAAATAACGCTTATTATCCAACATAAACAAACGAACGCGCTTGTATCTAATTAATTCATCACAAACCCGAGTAAAATAAAATGTGTCGTTATCCGTTTCTGGATTAATCAAATTGTTTTTGGGGAAACAAGCTTTGCCGTGGCGTTTTAAGCAAAATGATTTAACATCACATGACCCAGAATTACAATTGGATAATTCACCTATTTGCTGTTTTATCTCTCCATCAATATCACTAACAAAATTAAATGCGTTTTGAGTTAAATGTCTTACCAATATATCCAACTTTTTCATTTTCAATGAATACAAAAACTTAGGATTGTCTAGCACATTAATGACCTGCTCACGGATTTCTCTATAATTATAATCATTTAATAAACTGCGTATTTCGGTTCTAAAAGATCCATAAAATTGTGTTTCTAATCTAATATTACGAACCGTATTCACACGTAATTCATCTTCGTTTTTACTGGTAGCTAGTGTAAGGTCTAAATTACCACTTAAACCGTTATAAACAGCTAGTCCATCTTCAAATGTATCAGCTTCTGGTCCAGCTAATTGAATTAACTGGTTAGTTTCAGTTAAAATACCTACAATCATTTCGTCTTCTATGACTTTCATCATAGGTTTGCATAAAATGCGGCCATTAGAATCAGAATTTATTTTATTTAATACTTCCCGCGTATTTACATAATTTGACCATTGAACTGTGTTCATGAATATAGTTTCCATGTCAGTGATTTGGCGAGATGGGAAACAAGGTAAATAAACCATCGCATTTTCTTGTGTTTCCACCATAAGTGCAATAATTTTGCCATTGTAATTCATAACCTGTTTTTTAACTTTTAGCCCAATGTCAGTAGCGTTTTTCATTAAAACATCTACTGGCACGTTTTCTTTGTATGTATAAATGCGGGGTCTTGTCTGCATTGGTTTGCATTTTCTACCCGATGTTTCAATTATCATATTAAGAACCTTACGTAAAGCCTTTAATTCATCAGTGGCAGTCATATTCATAAATATTTTAATAGTTTCTTCAGATACCTTGGTTTTGGCATTTTCTTTCTCCTTGCCTTCGTATAAATAAATAGGCTCATAGAAATTATCATGTTTTAATACCAATATTGTGCCTCTGTTTTTTAAATATATATTGGACGAATATGCATTTGTAGGGCACAATAAATCAATATTGTCAGTGGCATCGTTATACAAAATTTCCATAATCACCAGATTTACTCCGCCTTCAAATAACACAGATTCTTCAGACGCAATAATATCCCATAAATAGGTATGGTCAATGATTGCGTCAGGGTCGCTCAAATAGTTTTTAAAGTTCTCAAATGAAGAAATAGATTCCTTTAAAAAGGCATATTGGGATGGATCATATAAATCTATTTGACTATAGAAAAAAGTATTTTTATAATTTTCTACTGAAACATCATCAACCGTATATCTATTGGGTTTAAAAATAGAAGTCATTGAGCCATTATGTAATTTCAAATAATCATCTAATGTCAAAAGCTCTACTATTTTCTGGCGCATCTGCTCAATAGTTAATAAATTAATTTCAGAATAAGTACTATAAATATCTGCGATTACACCGAGAAAGGATTGGTGTGGTGATTGTTCAACGCCGTAACGCAAAAAAGGGCGTTTACCAGTTTGAATATAAGCAGGGTCGCTCTTCATTACATATTTACTGTTTTTTGTTCTTAAAAACTTCTCAACAGGAAGAGGTAAAAAACCCCACCGATATTGAGGAATAGGATAACGCTCTATACCTAATACATTGTTTTTTCCCTTTTGCTTTTTCTTTTCTTTTTCTTTCTTTACATCAACACTCTCTTGTGGTTTCATTAATCCAACGACTTCTTTATCTTCTGCGCCTTCAGTCGGTACAGTTTGGATAGAGATTTGTGATTTTTTACCGTCAGGTCCTACTTTATCTGTATTTACATCAACTAGTCCACATTGTTGACGCCTAGTTTGTTGCTGGCTTAATGCTTTGCCTTTTGTTGCCCATGTACTATAACAACAAGGTAAACACATTTTAGGGTCAGGATGTGAATGTGGCGGTTTGAATCCAGGTGAGTGATAAACATATTTACCGTTTTCGTCTTTGTGATACTTGGGATCAGTAAATTCAAAAATAAAATGGTCAGGAGGTGGTGGTTTAGCATTATCAGGTATAATTTTACCACCACATTCACCGCGTTTCACTTCGTCTTCAGTCATAGGTTTATTTGTTTTTAAACACCAGAATCTTGGGCAAATATACCAGAATTGATTTTTAGGGTCTGAACCGTATTTGATAGCGTTAGTATAAGCACCTGAATGTTCTTTATCTATTTCGGTTTTCTCTTCATCTGTTAAAATAACGGGTTGCAAACTACCATTTGCTGGACAAATACGTGAATAAGAAACAAACTTGCCTTGTGGTTTTTTTAATATTAAATTAGGTTCTTTTTCCATCATACGTTTGGTGAAAATATTAGATTTTTCTTCTTTTGCTTTACTCGCACCGCTTTTAGCCCCTCCACTCTTTTTTTTATTTGAACTATTTTCACTAGAACTAGCAGACGGCTCTTCTGGCAAATAACCCTCTTCTTCCTGTTCCTGTTCCTGTTCCTGTTCCTGTTCCTGTTCCTGGTCCTGTTCCTGTTCCTCCTCATCCTCTTCTTCAGGCAAATATCCTTCAGTTTCTTCGCTTTTAGATACAGACTCAGGCTCATCTGTAGAAACAGGCTCGGGTTCTTCTGTAGCAACTGGTTCTGGTTCTGGTTCTGGTACTGGTTCTGGTTCCTCTTCAACGTCAGAATCAGAACTAGATTCTGAGTCCGAATCGGATTCAGAACTAGATTCAGATTCTGACACAACACCAGTCTCAACAATTTCACCATCATCATCTTCTTCATCTTCACCTGGTAAATATTTGTCTTCCTCATCGCTTTCCCCATCAACAAAACCTGTTGCAAAAATAACAGGCTCAACTATGGTGGTTTTCTTGTTTAAAATAATATTTTCTATTTTATCTTCATCTACTTTATTCATTTTGGAACATAACAAATTCATTTTACCAACTAAACTTGCTGGAATATCCTGGGATTGCATTAACATTCTCAAAATGCTGTCCATATAAATATGAATAATTTCAATAAACTCTATTGCGTTTATTTGGTCAACCTTTATCTGTAGTTTATTATCAAACGGAGATTTATAAATAGAAACAGGAAAACCAGGATTGTCTACAATATCCACTTGCTTATTTACAAATTGACCATGTATTCTCTGGTGCTGATTAAAATAATTAACTATTTCAGTCATAGCTGCATCTCTAGACAACGAAAAATTAGTAGACAACGTCTCTATAATCTCGGCTTGACTGTTTGTTCTTTTAAATACTTCTGTTATAGTGGCGGCAATAGCATTCATTTTTTGATAATTGTCAACACGAATAAAATTCAATACAATTCCTTTATTAACATCCAAATCTGTATCCATAACATCAAACATACTTGTTAAACAACCTAGAACCTTTTTAAAATTAACGGCTTTGCTTTGAATAGAGGATTGGTATTTTAAATTGATAACCTCAATGTTTTCATCTGTTAAACTATCAAATCGGCGCATTTTATATCCTGATTTTGCCAATGTTTTATTTATTTTAATAATAATAGGATTTACCACATTGTATATAATTGTTTCTACAGCTTTTATAGAAACTGGTGAAATCATATTTGAGCGTACACGAATGTCACCATTTGCATTAAGTTCAATAAAAATATCCAATAACTCTTTCTTAAACGTGCTATATTTAATATAAATAATTATTTGATTTTGTTTTTTGTTGTCTCGTGATATTGTATTTATTGTTTTCTTAGGCAACCATGGTATTTTTCGCCCGTCTTTAGACGTAAATTCTGAATAAAAACGGAACATAACTTCACGACGTTTCCCAGGATTATATTTTATCATAGGCGTAAATGGATAATACGGACTATCCGACCCCCCAGTTGCATGAATTTGTTTAAATATAATATCAAGAGGAATAGGGATTTCTATTTCAGGGTGAATCACAATATTAAAGTCAGACACACCCATTTCAGTATAATTTAAATCGCTTGTTTTGCTGTTATGAACGTTATAAAATAAGTCTACAGTATCATGTAATTGAAATGTGCCAGGTTTTAATAACAAATTATTATTTGCAATAAATTCTTGATGTTTCTCCATAAATTTGTCTTTATTAGTTACATCAGCCTTAAACAAAAGTGGGAAATAGAGTTCTACTAAGAAAGAATGATCAATGATATGTTTTTCTACTGTAGAATCGTCGGAGAAAGAATAATTTGCAGCGTCTGCGTAATCAAGGACATCACCTGCTTTACATACATAAATAACATTGTCTGCAAATTTACCATAATTTAATAGAAGTTGATTTTCAAAGGTATATAGTTCATTGTTTTTAGACATCTGAAATGCAGGAATAGGGTCATCCTTTCTCAATTCAACATCGTATGGGTTACCTGAAAATAATAAATCGCGATAGGTGGAAAAACGCTGTCCAATAGGAATAGAGACCTTATATTTTTCTGTTTTGTTAATGTATTTTGTAAAATCCTCATAATTATAAGCGGGTTTTTCCATTGCAATAAGCTCCTCGTAAAATTCACTTTTTAATTGAATGTTTATGGCAAATTGAGACATGAGCTTACCATTGAATAACCCTTTTTGTTGGTCAATTACTTTAACATGGTCAACTGTCAAATATCTCTGACCAAAAATATACAGTTCTTCGTAGCACACTTTGTTTTTGCCAAGCTCATGTATTATCTTTTTCTTTATAGTGCGGATAGTATCATCTTTATGAATTTGTTGAGAACTATTATGAAATTCTGGTTGCGGATTTATAGCATCAAATATCGCACGTTCACCATCTTTGCTAAATAATTTTTGTTTGATTTGTTCATCTGTCATAGGCGTAGAATTGCCATTAAAAACAACATACTTTGATGGAATACCTTGTGAATTCAATAAACATAGTATGTATTTTTGGCTCTCTGGAATTTCTATAGTTTCAGAAATGGGTTCCACTGTTTTAGATTCCATGACGTATATACAATAAACTTATAAAATATGTAAGTTTTTTATTCTTTATATTATTAAATGAAAAAGGCATTATTAATTGGAATAGATTATATTAACAATCCTGAATATTATTTGAGAGGATGTATAAACGATGTTATTGTTGTTCGCAATATGCTAATAGATGCGTACGATTATAATGCGTCTGATATTACAATTATGAGGGAAGATTCGGGTGATTTTATAGCACCAACAAAAACTAATATATTACGTCAATTAGAACTTTTGTTTTCACAAAGCGAAAATTTAGAGGAACTATGGTTTCATTACAGTGGTCATGGGTCTCAATTACAAAGTCAGAATAGTGAAATGAAACAGATTATTATACCATCTAATTATCAAGAAGAAGGTGTAATTCAAGATACCGAATTGCTTCAGTTAATACAACAGATATCAAAACATTGTCGCGCTATTATGGTATTTGATTGTTGTCATAGCGGCACTATATGTGATATGCCATGGACGTTTGAATATACTAATGCAAATTATTTGGTAACACACACTAACCCTATTGAAATGTCCAATCCAAACATTTATGTTTTTAGTGGTTGTCGTGATAATCAAAAAAGCTCGGATTCAATAAACGCATTAGACCAATCAGTAGGAGCTTTCTCAAATGCATTAGTAGAATCATTGAGAGCCAGTCGTCATAACATAAGTGTTATGGACTTGTATAAAAATACATGCATTTTTTTATTGAAAAATGGTTATAGTCAGAATCCTGTGTTATCATCAAGCACAAAGACACCGTCCTATATTATTACCAAACCATAAAGTAAACTGTTTATACATTTGTGTAAAAAAATAATACATAATTATATAAATGAAGAAATCTTTAATTATAACAAAAAGACAAGGATTAAATAAAACAAAATTAAAACACAAAAATAAAACTCGTAAAATAGGTGGTTCTACTATTTATAATGGTTCAGCAGATAGAATAATAGACCAAATAAAAAAAACAGACGATACTTATGATGGAAAACCGTTCTTTAGAAAACTTTATCCAAAAAAAAAGAAGGGAAATGACACAAGGCATATAGAAAAAAAAATAGTAAAAATTCTTATGAATAATCCTCACCCAAATATAGTAATGTTCTATGATGTTAATGATAGATATTTAGATATGGAAGAGTTAGATTCACCACACTCAAACACAGAATTTTATGATAATTTTAAAGATGAAACCCCAATTATAATAAAGGTAATGATTGATGTGAAAGACTTTTTACAAAAATTGGGAATAATGTATATTGATTGGAAATTTGATAATATAGCAAAAGGTAAAGACGGTAATTATAAATTATTTGATTTTGATGCTTCTGGAATAGTTGATTTACATACAAATAAATGGAAAGTAAAACCACCAAACTATTGGAGTTATGGGAGTGCGAAAAAAAGACATTGTAATACGCCAAAAGAAATAGATGATTGGTCTTTTAGATATAATATTTTAAATGAAGAAGAACTTAGTTGTAGTAAATAAAAATAATAAAATAAAGACATTATGTTATTATTTATTATAATGGGAGTTCATTTCTCAAAAAGGAAACGTTTGTTAACTAAAAGAAGATACCCAACAACAGCAAACGAAACATTAAGAAGAAGAATAATGTTTGACTTAAAAAGAATGCACAACTGTTTGAATGAACTAAAAGAAGACGTTCACATAATAAAAAACGAAATATCCACTAATAAAAACAATATTTATACATCATAATAAGGGTTATCGTGTATGCTCATACCACAATATTCGCGTTTATCTTTTTTATAGTCTATGGGATTATGGATACCCGCTGTTTTTGCGTTCTCCAATAGAAATTTGAAATTCTCCCAGAATTCACTCTTATGTCCAATAGATTTCGTCATAACATGAGAAAGTTCATGAATCGCCACAAATGTAAGTGTACTTTCATCTATTAAATTATCATTTTCCGATTTGGATTTATTTAAACAGAAAGCTAATTTCTCGCCCTTGTTCTCACTATACGCAGTGTATTCACTTGTAGGTAATGTTTCAACAATCTTCTGTGGATTGTAACCAGCGACAAGACGTTGAACACGCTCTTCATCAGGATAATGTTTGTCCATGTATTTAACTAATCTTTTACACTTATCAGTTACAGTTGCGAGTAAATCAGCAGCAGCTTGTAATTTTTCACGCTCACGAACACAATATTTATTACCATCTACATTGGATATAATACATTTTAATTGAAATCCTTCAGAGTTTACATAATACATGTAACCACATATACTTAAAACAAAAACAATAAGAAAATAACCTAAAGCATCGTATTTATCCATGACTATATAAATACGGTGTATTTTATTGATGAAAAAATAAATAATACTGTTTCTTATTGTTTCAATAACTTAATAAGAAGCAGTTTGTTCTTCCTTTTTCTTCTCTTCTTCAAACCCCTCTCTGCGTGCACGCATTGGCATACCCATACTCATGGACATACGCCAGACAAATCCAGCAGTGAAGTAAAGGACAGCAGCGAAAACCACAGCATGGACGGCGGCGACTGTCATCTTGCTGCCATTTGAAGGTAAACGCAAGAGAACACCAGGGGAGAGAACGAAAAATAAAATAGCAGAATAGATCGCAACAACAAGATTCATTATATATACCCAACAGAAAAAATATGAAATTCCTAAATAACTATATTAATGTTTCACAATCGTGTTTTACTTTGTCTAAAGCCAATGGTTTACTATTTACAATACAGACGCACATATTTTGTGGAATAATATATTGGTTTATAACCCTTGTCACATCTGCTTTGGTAATGTTATGATAATAAGTTTCATACAATTTAGAATACGGAACAATTTTTTGAACATTATCACCCATTAGCCATTCTTCACCATTATATTGTGTTTGTGTAGTTAAACTCTCTAAATTTAAAACATTAGACCCCTTGATGTATCCTTTCGCATTGCGTATTTCTTCTTCTGTGATTCCCTCTTTTTTCATAGAATTAATTGTTTTCATCATAAGCGATAACACACCCTCTTTTTTACCAGATGAGAAAAAATTGGCTGGTTTTGTTACAGTAAAGAATACAATTTCACCCATGTGTTCGTAATTCTGAGCAGTACATTTTGCGTGATAGACCAATCCCTTCTTTTCGCGCAACAATTTCATAAGTCTACTACTAAATCCACCTCCCATTATTTTGGATAAAAGAATAAGAATATACTTGTCTATGGATGAGCGTGGGCATGTTCGGAATCCTATACTAATTAATGTATTTGAAATCCCTTTTTTCTCAATCATCTTGTATTGAATTTCAGTGTAAGGTAATAGACCAAACTGAATAACTGGAACAATAGATGGTTGAACTCGCTTTGGATTTTTATGAAAGTATGTGGTTTTAATCATTGCTTTTATGTGTTCAAAAGGTAAATGAGAAACAATACTTAAAATCATATTACTAGGATGGTAATAAACACGGTAAAAATCTAAGATATCATTGTAATCTAGAGAATTTTTGTGATGAAATGTTAAATCATCTACTTGATGTTCGTAAGAACTTCCACGATATAGCATTTTATTCACCTCGTCGTTCAAAACATTTTCTGGGTTGTTCTCATTGTTATTATTCTCTTCAATAATAACCTTGTGCTCTTTAACAAATTCACTCTTTTTAAAGGTGGAATTCATCAACATATCAGAAACAACCTGCAATGAATGTTCTAAATATTCATCTTGGCATTTTACAGTGTAACATGTGTAACGTCGGTCAGTAAAAGCATTAAAATAAGCCCCTATTTTTGAATATTCTGCAAATATGTCATTGGAATCGGGTATTTTTTTGGTGCCTTTAAAACACATATGCTCTATGAAATGTGATGCACCACGCATTTTATCATATTCATAAACAGAACCCATGTCACAAACTATAAATGCACTACTAATAGGTATCCTACTAAATGAATTTTCATAAATAACACGGAACCCATTCGGATAAGTATGATGTAAAATAGGCATGTTTCTGTTTCCTACTATATGGGTATATCAAAAAATAGTATTATAACAATAATTTTTATAATACTAAGCTGCAAGCTATTTATTTAGGGCCTTGTCCAATCTCTAAGGGGACACGCCCGAAATCGGGCTCAATTGTGCTTTGGTGCCAAGGTCCTACATCAGCCTTTTGGATGACGGGGTCAGAACGCAATTGGAGATTGGGGTTGCGGAGGGATTGGCCGATGGTGTCAAGACCAATGTGGTATCCAGCTTGTAACAAATCAGGCATTAAGATATCGCCACCGTTCATTGTGTTGGGGTTTAAGGCAGACCATTGGCTGTTGGTATCCTTGGGTAACAAGTCAGATGGGTTGGCAACAGCTTGGGCAGAGTATCCAGCAGGACCAGGAACTGAAGCAGCACCTCCTTGTTTGGCAGGTTCGCTAATAACCGAAGGTAATGTGGGAACAGTTGGGGCTGTAGGAGCGGTGGTAGCCGCGTCACCCATATTATCATAAAGATTCACTTTGGAGCCTGAGTAAGCAAAAAGAGCCCACGCAAGAACTAAGAATATAATCAATGCAATAGTTCTTTCTTTTGTGAAAAACTTGGAAAGTCCACTTGTGATCTCTTTGAACATTCTTATTATATATAAACGGATGATAAAAATATTTTTACAATTCGTTTTTAAATTTGCTAAATAGTTTGGTTATTCATCTA